ACAGTAACTTGACCCAACACGGTACCGATAGCCAGAGTACCAGCGGCATCATTCACCGTAACCAGTTGACGGCAGTAAGCATAGTCAGCACCATATTCGTGCTTGACAACGTTAGAAATCGTGTGCAGACTTGTAGAAATCACAGCCATTTTATTCTCCTAATTATTATTGTTTTGCTTGATGACGAGCCTTCAGAGCCTTCATCAGTTTGGTTTCACCGGGCTTGTCTTCAGAAGCTTCAGCGCTTACACCTTGTTCTTGAAACAGGCCGGACTTTTCCAGCAGATCATTCATGCTCTTGAACACAGCAATCAGTGCGTCAAAATCAGCTTGGTCTTCCAGTGCCAGAGCAGCCTTCACAACCACAGCAGCTTGCTTTTCATCCTTGACTACAGCCTTGACAGCATCAGTTTTGGACTTTACAATTGCTTCTTTCTTTTCTTGCTCAATCTTGTTGAGTTGTTCCAGAGCCTTTGCCAATTCGACCTTTTGATCTTCAAGCTGCTTCTGCACTTCAACAAACTTAGCCTTTTCAACCATTTCTGGTGTAGCCATTTGCTTTTCCTTTTTGCTTTTATTTACTTTCGAGGCAGACGCCTCAACTGGTTTCTCAACACTATTAGCTGAGGCATTCGACTTTGCATCGAATTCTTTTAGCGCCTTTTCAATCAATACTTGATCGTTAAGAACGTCTAGGTAATCTTGTTCTGTCAACTGAGCCAGAGCTTCAGGAAGGTTCTTTGCTTCATGCAAGGACTTGATGATGGTAAATGCAGAGAGTTTTTCTTCAATATAATTCTCATACCAATCGTCGTAATCTTCTGTTTCTTCGTCTTCAGGTTCCACGTAACCAAGCATCTTTGCCAGAACTTCAGCGTCCTCGTAGTACATTCCGAACACTTTTCGCAGGAACTCAGGCAACTCATAGGTCACTTGAATCTGTTGCATCTTCTGGATGAACTCAGGAGAGAAGTTATTGGCCTTAGCAATCAAAGTAGGAATTCCGTTCGCGGGGCCTCCGACAGAGGGGCCTACCAGTGCAACCGCTGCACCTTCTTTAGCAAAGTCAAAACCTTTGAGCTTACGTTTTGCTTTTTGTTTATTTTCCATTATGTCTCCATAGGTTGTTCGTAAGCATCGCATTGGATTGACAATCCGTTAAACGTGCCATCCTTAATGCCTTCCCAAATCCAATCGTATTGCTCGGAGTCCTCTACCTCGATAGTAGCAACCCAACTTCCTTTCTTCACTTTAGTTTCACCGATAGTGGCTTCACTAGGAAGAATGTAAGATTCAATAAATTGAAAACCATTGGTGTCAATCAGATGAAGCAAATTAGCTTTGCGACAATGCTTGTTAAAGGAGTAACATCCTTCAGCAATATCTTCTTCTGAATACCAATCTCCATGAAGGTCTGTAGTAGTAGTATCGTCTTCTGGTTGAGGTTCAAGAACTACAAACGTAGCTCTTCGCTTCTCCATATCCAAAGACTTAGCTACAGAAACTTGTTTAATTTCTTTAGTCATCCATTTCTTTCTTATAATTCTAGACAACAGATAAATCAATTATATCATACTTTTGTAATAATTACAAGTGAATTATCTGTTTTCGTCAATCACTCCCACGCAGAGCCTTTAAATAACTTAACAGAACAATCTTGCCAACTCGTTCCGTTATACCTTTTCAGGGTAACTTCTACGTATGCACTACCATTCCAAATCTTTAAAGTTGATCCTTGCGGAGTAATAGGAGGGAAAAAGTCTTCGTCCATAAACTGAACTAAATCCCAAGCTAACGATGTAGTACCTATGCTTTTAGGTATGTCTGCATTAGCAAAATCCATAATCAGCCGTGACTAATCTTACCGCCACCTCTGACCGTTCCTGTAGAAGTTGTACTTGTAAGGACAATCGGGAATAGACAAGATTCGTTAAAGATTTCTGGAAAACCAAGTTGTGCCCAATCTGCGACAAACTTCATGTTTGCAACAGGTGCAGCAAGAGTCATTCGTGGACGAGTAGCTGTTACACCGAAACTACCAGCAGTACCTGTAGTAGCTGAAAGAGTAACAGTGTTGACTGCACGAATATACTTACCAGAAGCAGCGGCAGGGATAAGAACATTCAAGGATAGAATAAAACTAGCAGGACGAGTAGCAGCAAGAGAAGCACCTGTAAGTGCTCCAGTTGTACCGTCGTTGTACGTAACGTTTACGGTTGCTGTGACTGCTGTCGTGCCTGTAGCGGTATACCACTCCAACCACCATTGAACATCAGAATAATTATCATCACCGATTCGCTTAGAAATATTGTTCGTGGCCGCTAAAGTAGAAAGGTCAAGACTTACCGTTTGAGCAGTGGTCAAAGTACCGTTCAAGCCTCCCATGTGAGCAAGTCGGTCATGGATTTCTACAGTCATTGCTGAGTTACTAGTAGCAACTTCCATGTATGAACCATAACTAGTAGCTGGAGAAGTTTGCTGAGTAAAACCCATGCCTCCAAGTGTCGTATTGTTACAAACGGCGGTTGCAGCAGGGATCGCACCTTGCCCAGGCTGACCTGTAGCTCTCCATAGACTGACATATGTTCCGGCAGCGTGAGGAGCAATATTAGCCTTGTCAAGAATAAAACGACTTGAGTTATTACCCAAAGCTTGAATTAGTTGATCGCGTGAAGTAATTGCCATAATCGTTTAAATCTGAATCCAAAGGTCGTTAACCGAAGGATTCTCCGGTGCTGTTGGGGAAATAGTAATAAAAGTACCGATAAGTACAACGTTACCATCGCTATGTTTTGTGTAGAGTTTTTTATCTGCAGTATTGACTGCGAGTTCTCCGATATCTAGGTCAGTAGGTACAGGAACTTTACCAACTACTGTAGATTTCTTTGTAATTACTTTTGGCATATAGATGCTTTACTCTTTTACCTTAGATTAAAAAGTTCCGCCGTCTACAGTCTCAACTGCAATAGTAACGAAAGCATTCCCAGCGTCTTTAGTCCAAGACAGAGAGTTATTCAGACGAATAACACCATTAGTTCCGTTTGTGCCCCAGATATAGCCTGCTGTGCCGCCAGCAACTACAGCAACTTGTTCATCACTAGAACCTGCTGGAATGTTAAGAGCAGTTTTGAAAGCATCGAAAGTAATCTTCTTTTCTTTCTGACCAGAGGCTTGTGAAGCGTCATGGATAATCAGCAAGTCTGCTGCACCATCCACTGAAGCAAGCGTAGTAAGATCGTCAATTGCGGGTACGACAGGGAGTTTAGTTGTAGGGTCAGTAGCTACGTGCAAAGTGCCACGGTCAGTGGTAAAGTGCGCTTCACCAGCAAGCATACCGGTGGTAGGAAGGTTGGTCTTTAGACCTCTGCGAAGTTGTAAACGTGCCATATTATTCTCTTTTAATTAAATGTTCCGCCATCAAGGCTTTCTGCTTCCCACTTAGTGCCCTTAAACATTAAAACGTCCCCTACTTCTGCTTGAGAAATATCAACATCTTTGACTTGACCTAACGTGAGAGAATTTGCTGTAGCCGCTACAGCCAATGAAGTATTGGCTACTAGCAGTTTCACAGTCTTATCTTCTTTTACTGGAATAGTAACAATCATTATTACTCCAAGAAGAAAGGGCCTCTTGCAATTTTCTTCTTTACGTCTCCTTGGAGATGCAAGAATAGGTCATAGTGCAAGGTATTATATTGAATTGCGTCCAACTCTGACTCAGTTAGACGAATCTCCATGTTTGACGTTCCGAAAGAAATGCCGTTCAAGTTCGTCTTTTGAACTAAAATAGCACCCCTTTCGTGAGTTCTAAGGATAAATAAACCCTGCGCATTGTTAGTAGATACAGGGGCGTTCAGGTTGTCTGCTAGGGTTACGATTTGAGAAAAATCCGTACCTCGGATTGCTTCTAGTTCTATGATTGGTGTTGGCATTATGGTGCATTACTCATATTAGCAATAGAATTATCCTGAGAAGCTACAGAACTGCTTGTTCCGTTACCGGTACCTGCGGCTGCACCATCACCAGACCTTGACTTAGATTCTGGAAGAATATCTTCAAGAACCGTGTCCTCTGGAAGAGCGTCAATCCCAAGATTACTCAGAACAGCGTTGATAACTTCCAAAGTCTTCGGCACATAACCAGAAGCACCCATACGCATGATAGCACTAGAGAAAGTATCCAAATCAGCGGGTTCAATTCCATCAAAATCAAACTTACCTATACGAGATTCATTCCATCCGTTTAGGATGTACGTTTGTTTGATTAGGTCATTCTGGAGAACTTCTGCAATGTTGGCAATCAAACGCTCGGCATATGCTCCAGAAAGACTATTCTTAATAGACCCAAGAGCAAAAGAGCCAGTGGAGGATTGCCCCATAACCAAAACGTCGGAAAAAAGGCTCGTAAAGATCAGGTTCTTGTAATACTCTTTAATCTTACTGATGTCGAAGTTCTTCTTACCATCAACAGACAGTAAATCTAACTTAAACATCTGTGTCCGACTCTCAGGCTCGATCATTTGAGGGAGAATCACAGCAGACTGTTCATTCATCTGCAAATTACGCATGACATTCTCGTAGTACAAGCGGATTGCCTGGACTTCGGGAGGCGCATCAGTTGCCAGATATTGAGCAGGTAAATATAAACATTTATGTTCAGATAAGGTCGTTAATCTTATCCCGCTTTATTCAAGCTGCTATATGTCGCCATATAGATCAGACTATATCACACTCCAATTTGGAGCCTTCCTATTTCGGGTCACTTGACCCTACTCCCATGCCTGGGATAGTCGTTGCACTTTACTCAAACTATGCACAAAGTTAATTAGATTCCGTATTCTTTAGATATGTCTTTGTAAATTCTTTTACGTCGTATATCTTGAATAATGTTCTTTGTGATTCTTTTGTTTGTGGCGATTTCTAGAATCTCACCTTGTGTCAAACCTTTTTGGATTTGCTGACACAACCAGTGTATTGTTTCGCAACTTAGACTTCTACTTCTCTTCCTGAGTTTGTAGTTATTAGAAATATGCACCCAACACTTTTTAGCTCTTATCAAACTAATCATGTACTTTGGTACGTCTGTTTCTTTTTCAATGTCAAAGTTACGATACCCCTCCTGAAGCATTTCACAGACTTTAACGATCTGTTCATCTGTGTAAATGCTTGTAGGAGATTCTTCTCCGCGTTTAATCAAGTTAGTTCTTTTAGCATGATCCATGTTTTCTTGATGAGTTACCCATTCAAGATTCTCAACATGATTATTTGTCTTATTACCATCTATATGGTTAACAAATGGTTTATTCTCAGGGTTAGGAATAAACACCATTGCTACTAACCGATTCAGTCTATACCAAGTGTACTTTTTAGTTCCACTGTCATAAAGAGCCAGTTCATGATAACCGTTTTTCGTAAGTTTGGGTTTTAGAATCCCACCCTTACCAGTTATAACTACACCATCTTCTCTTATTGAATAGACTGTATCAAAAATTTGTTTAGTTTTCATAGCACCTCCTACTGTTGTTCGGGGTGCATAGTTTGAGTCTTAGCTCAGGATTGTCTCAAAGAGAGTTTCCCTGAATTAAAGAAGTTTTTCAAAAGCAATTACTTGCTTAGGCCGCTTTTATAAGTTAACGGGCAAACCATTCAAGTCTTTTGCAACACCTGTAGCTTCAAGTTCTTCAAGAGCACTTAGAAATCTCCAAGCTAAGTAAGCATCCCGCAAAGGTGACTTACCAAAAGGATCACCCCGATGTTTTCCTGTGCGGAACAAGAGAAACTTGCTACGCGGGATGTTAATTAGATTAGCACGTTTGCTAAAACGATTATAAATATCGTTAATAGCTGATAGGTTCTGCTGTACACCGATGATTTCATTACCGTCTTCAGAGAAGATGAACTTGGAAATACTCTCTTGTACACGGATAGGCAGTTTCTTCCAACCAATGATACCATCATCGTAAAGGCTACCATTAGCTTTCAGTCGCTTGCGGAATACCTTTTCATGCACAGAGAAACCAAAGACATTAGAACTAAGAACATCCCGAATGAATTCAGACCACGGTTGCTCCATGTCTTGCATCATTTGATTGATAATCTTAGCTTGCTCTTTTTCTTCTTCTGTAGCATCAGCAGGGGGCTTGTAAGTCCAAGTAGCTTTAGAGATGATGTTTTCAAAGAGGGTCAGAGGTGCATTCACTGCTGAATGTGTACTCATCTGTTTAAAGGTTGTAATAGACTGAGGCCAGTTTAGTTCTTGCTTGAGTTCATCCTGAGATACTCCACCGAACATACGGAGGCCAAGGCTTCCCATTTCACCTAGCCTAAAGCGTTCAGGTTGATCCAAAGGACTTACAGCCTTTTCAATTGCTTTTTTTCTTGCAGCCATAAGGCTCCTTTATTTGTTACTTAATGTTGAAAGTAGGTAGAGTGAAGTTACCTCTGTTTTGACCGTAGGAGTTGTGGAAAGATGGTAAGGGTTGACCTGAGACTTGGATGTTGGGGAGGGTCATGATAGGTAGTTCTTGTGGCCCCGAATTCAATGCTTCAATAGCAAGTGACACTGCATCACACATATCATCGTGACCGTTGTGTTTCCGACCATTAAATCTTTCAGCCTCTTCAAACCAATCATCATTCCAGTCTGCTTCTACCACCCTAGAATACCCAGCTTCAGCAATTGCAGAAAATGGAAGAAATCGCTGCAGTTTATTCTTTTGCGATTTAATCACCTTGCAATAAACACCAAGTTCAGCAATCTTCTTACGAAGATGGTCAACGTAAGCCAAACCTGCGCTTCCTGGGTCTACGTTTAAGACTACAAAAGTACCCGGAGGGTCATACTTCGCATACTCTAGGATCAACTCTTCTACCTTGTGTGGCCTGTCGCGCATTGAAGCAATGTCTTCAATAGTATAAAAGCCATCTTTTGTCTTGGAAACTCTTACGCCTCTAGTCCAATCTGGCGACGGCGAGGCCGTGCTGCAGGGGGTGGAGGCCGTGTCCCAGCTCCTACAAATCTTTGCAGGTCGGTGCGGTGGCACCTTCACAATTTCACTAAAGTGTCTCTTATAG